AGTCTTCTCTATCTTTAATAGTATCATTTATAACTTGTTTAATATCTTTTCTTCTAGGGTCTGCTAATATACATCTATTACCTAATGCACGATTACCACTTTCTGATTTGCCTTGATACCAACCTACTATTTTTCCATTAGCAATTTCTTGAGCAACATCTTGAAGATTAACAAGTGAATTGCCAATATATTCGTGTTCTCTTCCAGCAAAAGTTTCTGTCTTATGTTTATTCTTATTCAATACATAATCAGCGTGTTGATAAACTCCTAATGCTTGTCCTTCATCTCCAACAGCAGGTGGTATATAAACATTTTTATAATGTTTTGTAAACTGTTCATTTAAATAACCATTGTATATAACTCCTCCCGCTAAACAAAGATTGTCGCAAGTCTTTAATGGATAGATATGTTCTTTAATTTTATCATTTGTAAATTGTTGTAATGTAAATGCTAAATCTGACTTACCATATTCTTCAACGTTAATTAGTTCGTGAATTTTATACGATTTCTCTCTTACATCTCCACCAATTATTGTTTCAAAGACATCATAATAATATTGATTAAATTTTCCATAACCAACTAACCCCATTAATTTACTTGCGCCTAACGAACCAAATCCAGTTAGTTTAGACATTTGATTCCATAACCAACCGATAGGTAATTCTTTTGATAAATCTACTATCTGTTTATTTCTATCAATAAAGATACATCTAAATTTATAACCAATACCATCAATAGCAACTATATCAGATTCTTCAAATCCAGAATTGATATACGCATAAGTAGCGTGTGCTTGATGATGGTCTATAAAATAAATATCATCTTTAAGATAATGATCCCATAAGTGTGTAGGTTTATAATCTAATACTTCTTTAGGTAATATATCTTTACACATTCTAACACCACCAACTGTCATTGAAAAACCTAACACAGCGCCTTCTTGTTTTCTAAAATAGTCTTTAACAAATTCATTATTTAATTTATAATCAGCTGTATCTAATTGTTCTTGATGAGCATAAGAGTCAACCTTATATGGTAGATTATGTTTAAACCTAGTAAATCTTTCTCTTTGATTATGCCATACACCATTATAGGTATTGTGGTCGTGTAAGTTTAATGCTACTGCAAATATTTTAGTCATTTACTTCTTTCATTGCCCATTCTCTTTCCAAACACCACCAGCATTTTTCAGATTTACATTTGTCAAGTTCAGTACACGATTCAGTCATTTCTAATAAATCATCAACTTTAAAATCTTTATAACATTGTATCATAAATCGTTTATCAATATATTTAAAAGGTGCATTCTTATCCCCAATATCAGTAACTTCATCATACAAATAATATCCCTTTAATCTCATTATACTTTGTCCAGATTTAGCTTTAAACTTTGTTTGTGCTTCCAAAGGAGGACCTTGTGAAATTGCTATAATCCTAATATCATATACTTTATATTCTTCAAGTTTTTTTCTTAATGTTCCTATATAATTATTTTTAACATCTTTATAGTTACCTCTAAAAACTGTTGCTATCGGCCATCTTAATTCAACATCTGTAAATTTGTTTCGTATATAATCTATAATGTTTGGTAGTTTTTCAGAATCACCAGATACATCAATATCATAACCATTATAGGGTTGTATAATAACATTTAATTTTTCTTCTTGTATAGTTTTTGCTAATAGATAACATAACAAAGTGCTATCTGCACCACCAGACATAGATAATCCTACAATTTTATTATTGAAATATTCCTTATCTAGTATATTAACTTCACCAAACTTATTTTTATAAATCACTTTAATACCTTCGCATATTTTCTCATAGGAAAATGTCCTTGTGGTGGTACAAATTCAGTACAAGTCTTACAATAGTTTTCATATTTAAATAATCTAAAGTTCATCATCTTATCAACATTCTCCTGTGTAATGTCCCACTCTTTTGATAACTCTTTATTATTAGCAAACTTCTTACTACAATGTACTATAGTTTTTGTTTCAAAATTTATTACAGGCACCATTGGAAAAGAAGCACACAATTTTCTATCTATTTCATCCGCTTGTATAACATCTGTAAACTCTGGTGACCTGCCATTAAATGCTTTCCACATAGTATTTTTATGGTCTAACTTTTTTATTACTTCTTTATGATTGTCTTTATATTTAAAATAGTTTGGTGTCTTTACAACTACGTTATAATTGTTCATATCATTTTCAGGTACAAAATCAAAGTTACCTAACATCTTTACTTCATTTTCATAGAAGTCTAATATGTTATGTTCAACATACAGTATTTCTTTATCTTCTAATACTTCAGGATATCTCTTTCTAACAAACGAGTTTGATAATACTGAACAAACAAAGTTAGGATACTTTTTAATTTCTGCAATAACTTTATCTAAATTTTTAATTAGTCCAGGTTCACCACCAAGTAAACATATTCTCATCTTATAGTTTTTAAATTTTTCTAAAGTGCTTTTCAAAAAGACCATATCTACTGTCAAGTTTCTCATTTCTAAAGTATAACTTGTACAATAGTGGCAGTCTTTATTACAAGACATTGATAGAAAGAAATCTACCGCTAAATAATTATTTTGTATCTCTTGTAAGGTTTTCATAAAATTTATTAAATGCTATCTTCAACTTTCTTTTGTCTTTAAACTCAACGTCTTCAATATACTCTGGTGTTTGATAGGTCTTCTCTACAATAAAATCGTAAATAGGTTCAGTTGTTTCATTAATTAAACTCTTGTCAAATACATCATCACCTAATACTCTTTTCATATTTTTTACAAGTATATTCTCTTCATATCCTAAACAAAGTAAAATTTTATTAATAACTTCATCAATCTCCTCTTGTTTCATATAAGGGTGTATAGGTAATGTCAATATAGTATCACAAATAATTTTACTAATAAACTGTTTATCTTTTCTATGATTAATGTTTTTATACATAGGACTTTCAGACAAAGGTTTATCATAATGTACTTTTGCATTTAGCATATCTTTAACCTTATCTCTTACTTTTTTATTTTGTAATCTAATAACATATTTGTGATAGTTATGATTAAGACCATTTGTTGATGGTTGTATGGTCACATAATCTTTTAATTGTTCATCATATTGTTTTGCTATCTCTTGTCTTTTAGATATCCATTCGTTCATCTTCTTTAATCTAAAGTTAATAAAACAAGCATTAAGCATTAACATTTTTGAGTTACGACCTAACACTTCATTGTTGCCGTGTCTTCTTAACTTCTTAAATAATTCTGCTTTGTCTTTATCATCTGTTAAGACTGCCCCACCACCAGCGATACCAGCAACAACTTTATTTGCATTGAAACTTAAACAACTAACATCTCCTATTGAACCTGCCTTAACATCATTTAAACTAGCACCTAATGATTGAGCAGCGTCTTCTATAAATGCAATATTCTTTTCTTTACAAAAATCTAATATCTCTTTTGTATCAGACATACTACCAAATAGATGTGGATACACTATCGCCTTTACTCTTGGCGTCCACATTCTTTTAATACTATCTAAATCCATATGATAAGTTAAAATATTAGGTTCACAAAACACAGGTCTTGCACCTACCATAGATATACAAGACGCTGTTGCTATCCAAGAAAATTGAGTTGTCAATACATCATAACCAGAATTAACACCTAAACTAATTAAAGCAAAATGTAAAGCGTCTGTTCCACTATTACACGCAACAGCATACTTTCTACCTGTTATTTTAGCAAGACTCTTTTCAAGGAACTCTACATTTTGTTCCTGTTCTTGTTGCATAGCACTATCAAAGATTTTTAAATACGCTTCTTTGTTTGCTAAATATTCTCTATCCCAACCTGTCATATAAAAACTCCGCTATTTTTTCTTGCCCTTTTGCATTAGGGTGATTATCTCTTTCTGAAACTGCCCAAGGCAAACTTTCTTTTTCATACCCTTTTAGTATATCACTCTTAATACTAAACCCACCTAATTCTGGTGAACCTGGCCAACCTATAAAACTATCATCTATCTTATCAAAATAAATACTATTATGAATACGTTTTAAAAAATCAACATTATAAAATCGTTCATTTTCTTTATGTCTTTGTTCTTCTTTACTCCAAGACCAACCACGAAATGGATGAAGCATTTGAACCGCTTTATAATGTATCTTTTTAGATTTACATATCTCCTGAAGACTATAAAAATATCTTAAAGATTTATCTATATCAGCTTTCATATCATTCCAAAATGTGCTAGGGTCACCTGCATATTCAGAATTATTTTTCCATTTCTTTTTTATTTTCCAATCTCTTCTTGAAACCTGTGACCAACCAGGAATTACTAATCCTATAGATGAAGTTGGAAGAATACTCATTATTGCGTCCAATAAAGAAGAGTAAATATATTCATTACCTGCTCCACTATAGGCAACGTTTATACATTGCATATCTAATTTTTTTGCTAATAGCTCGGGCCACATTGACCAAGCGTTAGGACCTATATCGTGAAAATCACTTATCCATCCTGTATCTGTAAAACTACAACCACTAGCTAATAATATTTTTTTCATACTATATTTTTTTTAACTTGTACGCCTTGTTCATTTATAATTGTTTCAATTTTTCTACTATCTTCAGCATATTTTCCTTCTTCTTCAATCATACAATGCTGAATACAAATTTTAGGTATATTTTTTTCTGTTCTTAATTTTTCTTCAAACTCCATCCATTCTTTTGAATATAATATTTCCTCAATATCCTCAACCTCACTAATTTTACTAACTTTTAATAGTTTTTGAAATGCAGGAGTTTTTAAACTCCACTCTTCATCACACCAACAACAAGGTATTAAATGTCCTCTATTTGTTAATGCTAGTTGTATTTTACCTACTAAACATTTTGGTCTAAACATTTATAAACTTCCTTGGAGCGCCGTATAGTTTATTATTTAACCTATACTTATGTGAAGGTATAAGCGGGTCGTTTTTACGCCACCTTGATGATTGTACTATAAACAAAGATATACCATCTCTCTTTGCCATCTCTTTTGCTTCTTCTATATTATCTTCATTGTAGTTAAAAATAATATACTGCCAATATATTTTACCTTTGATATATTTTTTAGCTTCCAACATTATATCATATAATTTTACTCCATTTTGGTTTTTTCTATAAAGGTGACTTTGTTCAGGTAGTCCATCTATACCAAATATCCATTCAGCTTTAGGATGTGCTTTAAATGCTTTAATATACCAAGACTTTGGTTTTGCTGAAGAAGCATTATGAACACTAACATATACCTTATTATCATAAAGGTATTTTAAAATTTCTATAAATTTTGGATGATGGACAGGATCGGATAGTTGACCACAAAAATCAATACCTTTAAAATGTTTTGCAAGTTTTTTTATATCGTCTAAAGATATATCGTGACCGTGAACAGGTTTACCTCGTTCTTTAAATGCAAATTGTCTTTGACAAGAAGGACATTCTAAAGGACATCTAAAAGTAATGTCTGCATTAAGACCTATTGTTCTATTAAAAAATTTTATACTTCTCATTTATTGCCCTTTTCAATTCAATAAGAATATTTATATTGGCAGAATATATCTGTTTTGTGGGAACAGGTCTGTTCCAATATACCATACCACCATCTTTTATATTCTTATCTCTCAAATACTCTATCTTTTTACCTAACCACTTAAACTCTACAAAGAGTCTAGGTGCAGGATCAAAATTAGGTTTTGTATATACATAGGTTTCAAATTTGCCTAGTATATTTGATATAGGGGCAAATAGATTATTTAATTTAGGATTAATCCACTTCTCATTATAAGTTATAATGCCGTGGTCAGGATACTTGTCAATTACTTTTTCAAGTTCCTTATAATATATTTCGTTTGTTCCTAAAAATAAATATCTAAATTGAATATCATCTTTCACAGGTTTATAAACTTCAAAGTTAATTATCTTTTCATATTGTGTACCAACACCATTAGGATAGACTTCGTGGTCGCATAAGTCATAAACCTTTTTAGTTTTAAAATATTTTAATGCTAAAGGATATTCTTTAGGATGATTTTCTGAATAAAGTGCTATTACATTATTACTGAATAGTAAATGTAAAGTTAATAATTGGTCTTTAGTATAGTTGTGTTTGTCTAGGTAAGCTAAAGTTATCATACTTCTACCTAGTACTAAAGTTAATTCATCTGTAGCTGGTGTGTAATGGTTAAAGACAATATTTTCATAAGTCGTATATTGGTCTTTAATTGCTTTTATATAATCTTCTTTGGTGTGTTTAGGATTGGGTATAATAACTACTTGACTTTTAATTCCAACAGAATTTAAATAACAACAATGTTCATAACTATAACGTAATAATCCATCGCCTGGTTTACCAGTACATACTATATTCATATTAACTCATTAAATCAAAAGCAATCTTTAACACCTCAATTTTATTTTTAGCTTGTCTTAATTTCTTTTTACTTTCATTATCTTTTGAGTTTCTAATTTTTTCTACTTCAAACAATGCTAGTTTTAAAGCAAATAAATGGTCTTCATTTTCTACATCATTAAAGATTGCTTTAACAAGTACAGGATAAAATTTTGTACCTACTTTTTTTTCATCAAATAATATTCCACTTTTTTTAGCAATTCCCATTGCCGTTGCTTCAAATTCTCTTTTTTGTTCTTGCAACCTTGTATGTGTATTTTCGTGAAGTTGGTCTAAAGTACATACCTTTAACAACTCTTGGCAATCTGGATGCTTGGTATCATATTCCATTATATGTGAATAAACTTTTTTATCACCTTTTAATAAAATCTCAATATTTTTTCTTGCATTGTCTATGAAATATGCTATTATATAATTTTCTTTTGATATCATTAATTTGTTCTCCTATTTTTTTCTATATACTTCTTTAGTTCGTATTGAGGTTCCCAACCATAACTTGTCATTGCGTCTATGTTTGCTTTGTTATCAAGTCTTTCATTATCTCCACCAACTTTTTTTTCAGTAGTAATTCCAAAGTAGTCCATTATATCAGTTAACTTATGTGTAGTGCCTGTACCTATATCTATTACACCTGTCTTTTCTGGAAATGCTGTGATTGATTTTTGTCTTAATATAGATTCAATAGCTGAACAAATATCATATACGTGTATAAAATCTCTACTATGATTTGTATTAACATACGGTACATCATTTCTTAATATTCTTGGTATCAACATAGTATCTCTTGCACCAGGTCCATATACAGTAGTAAATCTCATACCTAAACTATTTGCAGGAGCAATTTGTTCCATACTATACTTACTCATTGCATAAGGATTTCTCCAGGGTTCATATGCAGTACTTGAACTTGCATACAAAATTCTTGTATCTTTAAAATGGTCAAATATTCTTTGACTTACGATAACGTTTTGTTTCCAATAGTCTGTAGGATTTTCAAAACTTTGTCTGACACCAGATAGACCTGCTAGATGTATAACACAATCAACATTATATTTTAAATCACAGGTAAGTAATTCTTTACCTGTACTACGGTCTAAACTAATTACGTTAAAGTATTTTTTTTCTAACCAAGTTGTTAGATTTTTTCCTACAAAGCCACTACCACCAGTTAATAATATATCCATAATTTGCCATTATATCACCAAAAAATTAAAAAGTCAATGTTAACTCTTATTTATCTTCAAATACCAAGTATTTGCTGTTGTTGGTGAGCCATTTGGGAACTCTTGCGCTCTATAATCATCACCATCAACTTGGTGTGTTTGATAATCTCCTGAACCTGTCAGTATTGTATCTGCCATACCAGAACCTCTATTTACTCCAGTTATAAAACTATATTCTATTTTATAACCGTCAACTGAAGCAGCGGCAGTATATTTAATATGGTCTGCTAATAATGTTTCAAAAGCAACTTCTGTATATTCTTGTATATCATTATCACTTGCTCTTACAAAAACTGGAACTTTTGTTAAAGTATTATCAACACCATCTACTCTATGCAAAAAATATTCCTGCATTGTTGTAGGTTGGTCTATTGCCTCAGCACCAATTGTATATGTGCCTGACGCTTGACTTGTAAAATTTTGACTTAATGTTAATGTAGTGCCAACAATTTCAGTTATAGTAGTTGGACTTGTAGATTTATCTGGAAGAGTTGAGTTGTCTTGTCTAAAAATTGTCATACCAACTTCCAAATCAGTTACATTATTTACAGTTATTGTATTTGTGCCACTTGCACCAAGACTAGAATAAGATTTATCAAAGTTTTGTCCTATCCCAGCAGCGTCACCTGTATAAGCAGTTGTATCTGCTTGAGTATTTACAAAAGTTGGTGTTGGGTCTACTAAAGTAGAACCTGCAACAACATTTAAATTACTAATATGATATGTTCCTGCTTGTTCTTGCGTTGTAGTCGCCGCTGTCAATAAATCAATAGCAGGATGTATAAATGTATCTTTAACATCATCTAACGTCATTGGTTGAATATCATTAGTTGCTGTTCTATAACAAGGCCAAGTTTTTCCTGTATCAGCTGGAGCTGAACCAGAGGTAACTGTTTGGTCTATAGTGTCATAAGAAATAGTTACTGTTGAAGGTTCTGCTGTTGTTGCCTCACTAGGAAAAGATGAGTTATGAGTTGACATAGCACCAGCTTGTTGTCTTGTATCTGTTATTGTTCCTACACTACCACCAGAATTTACTCTTGATAATGCTACAGATGGTGCTAATGAATATTGATAAATTACTTGTGCTATTATTTGGTCAACCTCACCAGAGTTCATTTCTTTTAAATCTCCAGCGTCATAATATAAAGGGGCTCGTATAGCCATAATTAAATCTCCTATGTAGCACTACCAACAATCGTCTTTTGCGCTACTCCCGCTGAATTGTAGATTACTAAAGTTGATGAAGATGTAAAAATAGTACCATCAGCATATCCTGTCGTATTAGTTAAAGCAACTGTTCCTGTTGAGTCAGGTAATGTTACTATTCTTTCTGCTGTAGGGTCTGTAGGTCTTATATATGTTTTAAATGCGTCATTTGTTGCACCTTCAAAATAAATACCTAAATTGCTATTTGCACCTGTTAAGTAAATAGCCCCACTTGTTGTTATATTATTTGTTGATATATGACTACCACCAAAATTAACACTATCTCCTGTGCGAGCAGTAATAGTATTTGTTTTTAATCCACCTTCAATTTGAACATCATCATCAAAATGAAGTACAGTAGAATCTGTAGATGAAAATGTATTACCAACTACTGAAACTGTTCCTAAAGTATTCGTCCCACCTGTAGTTGTAATAGTCGGCGCTGTGATATTATTTGCTTGTATGTCACCAGTTGTTATTATATGGTCATCTCCAAAATCTATAGAACCACTTGAATCTGTAATAGAACCATTTGTTAAAGTTAAACTTCCTGCAGATACAATTGGAGCTGATAAAGAAGTAGTAATATTAACAACATTTGTTAAACCAATTGTTAAAATATCTGGAACAGATACAACAGCAGTTGTTTGGTTTGAAACACCTTTAAATTGAGCAGTTTGACCTGCACCAATTTGCTGTACAGTTGAAGAAGAATCTTCCATCTTCCAACCTTCAGCAGCAAAAATTTGACTAGCTAATTCATTAACTGCACCAATAACACTAGTTGCCGACATTGAAGGGTCTAAAGTTCCAATATCTCCAAAATCATTTAGACACATATCGTTAAAATTTGTTCTAAATTGTTCTAGTGTATCTGTTAATGCTATATTTCTTACAGCCATTTTATTTTATAACCTTCTTAATTAAATCTTTTATTTCTCTTAATTCTTTCTTTAAATTATTTATCTCGGAACACATACCTCTTAATTGGTCTGCATTCTCTTCTCTTTGTCTTATTCTTTTCATATAGATAGCATATTCATTACTTGTTCTTACTATAGCATTAGTACTTATATCTCTAACTAAATTTGAGTGTCCTTCAACTTTCAATATTCCGTTTGCCATTTTATTATATCGCCAATGCTACTGTTCTCATATCTCTTACAATTGGAGGATATGATGAGATAGACCCTTTCATTACTATTTTAATTTGTAAAGATGTAAATGGATTTAAACTAGCTACTGAATATTTGTATTCTCTAAATGTTGTGTCATCTTCAGCAGGTGTTACTGTTGTATCTTCCGAACCATCTGTATTAAATGGTGTCCAAGATAAATCTTCAATCTTTCTATCATCTTCTGGTCCTAATGTTCTATGATAAACTTGTACTACTGAACTTGACCTAACATTTGAAGTCAATCTAACGTCTAAAGAAGTTGATGAATTTTCTAATACTACAGGTTTAGTTAAATAAAGAGCAGCTGTAGATGAACCAGTTGAAGCAATATCATCAACAAAATCTGGTGTATTACCAGAAGTTGGATTATTTAATCTATTTGAAATCATAAAAGCACTCATTCGTTGTGTATCTAAAACTGGTGAAACTTTTGTATTAGTAGTTAAAAGTTTTAAATTTAACCAAAAAGATTTTTGACCTGACATTTCATTTGTTTCATTTATTTCACTCATTACAGCTTTTGGATTGTTAAAGTGTACATTTTCAGAATTAACAACAGCAACTTTATTTGCCGTTGAAGTTAAACTAAATTCTGATTCTGCACCGTGCATTGATTGTCCAGTAGTTGGTCTAATATACCATTCAATACTTGTACCAGGTAATTTCATTGTTTGAACACCTGATAAATTCATTACATCATATTTTCTATTTTGTGTTGCAGTTACAGTATTGCTTCCAATATCACCAGTAGCAGTTGCTGTTCCAGCTGTTGTAATATCATAACTATCTAGGGTTACATTTGAAATACTTGTATATGTTCCATTTAAATCAGTATGAGCAATACCATTATAGGTACCAGCCGACACTCCTGCAATGGTCACATTATTTGATGTGCCGTGCATTCCGTGATTTGGATGATAAACTCTAACTACACCTGAAGCATTTGTTGTTCGTAATGGATTAAGTTTAAGTGTTCTAGCAGGTAAAGTATTATTTGTCAACATAACATCTCCAGTTACATTTTCAAATTCTGCTCTCTTCAATGTAAATTTAATATCTTCGTTTTGTTCAGTTGTCCAAGTCACACCATTTTGTGATTTAAACATTACACCAGCATATGGTTGTGCTGATATTGTTCTATCTGAACCTATTACAGTTTCTCCCAATCTACCAACATAACAATTGTAATCAGTTGAGTTTGCCATTAATACAAAAGAATATTCTGTATTTTCTTGTACATAAACAGGACTTGCAAAAGTAAATGTAGTTTTAACTGTTGCGTCAGCACTTATATTAACTGAAGGTGGATTTAATGATACTTCACTAAACGGTAATATATTTTGTCCTGGATAACCATTTACAGTATTTCTAATTTGTAAAGTTAAAGGTACATTAGCGTCTTTAGAACTGAAAAATAAATCCATAGATGTTAAGAAAACACCTCCAGCGTCATCAATCATAAATGTTTGTGCTAATGGATCGTGATAACCAACTTGTCTAGCTGCCCCTCGTTGGACATCCGTTCTAGTTACATTTTCTGTTTCATTAGTTGCTCTAAATTCTATAGCAGCTGTTCTTGTAGAAATAATTGTATTTTGTACTGTTTCTATAATACCTCTAGCAATATATTCAGCATTAGCAGCTGTATCTGGTGCTTGTGTTAAAACGTTTGTAGATGAACTTGTTAATCTAAAAATTCTTTGACCTGTTCGCCATCTTGGATTTGAATTTACTTTTGGATCAGGTATTGCAAAAGTTCCCGTTACAGCACCGTTAGCATCCGTGACAAGATTACCACCTAAAGAACCACCATCTGGTGTTATGTAAGTAGATATATCATCACTATCAAAGAAAGCATAAACTCTTGTATTTGGTCTCATTCTTGTAGCAGTAAATGATACTGTTCTACTTCTAATAAACGGAACAAATGCTACACTTATAATTCTATCACCAATACTATTTGTTATTGTTTTTGGAACTATTACTTGTCTAATTCCTGCTCTTGTTCTTGTTCCAGTTTGAGTAGTTGTTTGGATATCTCTTTGCATTACTCTCCAACCGTGACCACCTCTTTGTTCAAAATTTTCTGTAGTATTAGTTGTTGATGTTCCAGTCCAATTATTTGTCCACTCGTTCCATACTGTACCTATCTCTACTTCTTGAAGATTTGGATTACCAGAAACAGCAACTAAAGTATCCCAAGTACCATCATCATTTGTAATTGTTAATTCTGGTGCTCTTTCTGTTTCTTTCCATTCATCATTTGCTGGTGTTAATGCAATTGAACCTATCCAAGTAAATATTCCAAATGGGTTAACATTAATTGATTTACTTGCATACGGTTGAGTTATTAAAGCAGTTTCACTATAAGGTAATGTAATTAAATCTCCAGTTTTTTGGTATTGTCCATCCGTTCTATCAGCGGCAACAATAGCTGTACCATCACCATCACGTTCAATAAGTTGAATAGCATCCTCGTGGAATGTTGGTCTCATTTCACCTTTCGCCATATCCATTGAAACTTTATAATCTACATTTCCTGGGTCACCTATTGCGTGTCCTGTAAAATTATCTACAACAAATCCATTTTTAAATCTATCAAATCCATCAGCGTCTTGTATTTGTAATGTTTGAGCAGCAACTTCTAATAAAGACAATTGAGTATAATATTCAACATTTGTTATTCTTCTTTCTAAATGTCCAATATCTCTCATTGTATATCTTCGGTTGTCAACTGTTTCTATACTAACATCAGCTGTATCTAATCCATAACTTGGTAAAAATAAAGTGTACATATGCATAGCATTATCTAAAGAACCAGGAACATCTGGTGTTGCTGAACTTGCACCACTCAATACTTGAAATTTTCCAGCTGAATCTAAATATATTTTATCAACTCTTTGTAAATAATATTCAAAATCGGATGTTATGTCTGTACCAAATTTAACTGAATCAACTGTAGAAGCACCTACACCGTCATATGAACGGTCTTGGCTACCTGAATTTATTGTTGAAGCGTCATCAACTCTTGGTCTGAAATCTAAAGTATCTCTTAATTCAAATCTTTCATTAGTTGTTGATGATTCGTATGCTGGTATATTTTCATAATCAACAATACCTGAATAAGAGTCTACATCAAAATAATCTCCAGAACCGTGAGAGAAGTAATCAAAATTAACTAGTAATCTTCCTGTTGGTGTTAATGCACCATTTTTTAATTTAATTCTTCCAATGTCATAGAAGTTATCTCTTTGTCCTGTATCTAAATCAAATCTATCTGTAATATCTGTATCACCAGCAATAGCATTTGTAGAAAAATCTGCTGCCATATAAATGTTATTAATTTTATAAACATCTGCTCTACCTAATCCACATACACCAGATTCAACAGTTGCTTGTGTAGCAATTTGTACTGTTTGTGCTGAATTTAATGTTTTAGTTTTAGAACTTGCAACTGAACGATTAACTGTTGCTAATATTTTTACTTTATGTCCTGCATAATTAGTACCAAAATTTAATGTTAAAGTTTTACCAGTTGGAGAACCTGCTAAAGTAAATATTGTTTGTGCTAAATGGTTACTACCACTTAAACTTAATATATCTGATACTGCACCAGCACTACCACCACCAGTTGTCATAATAGAAACAGTAAAGTCTGATTCTTTTAATCCACTAAATGTTTCATTTGTTCCTGCTGTAATTGAAGCGTCACCATTACCTGATAATGTTGCTGTGAAATGTCTTCTAATTGCAAAATTTGTATCTGTTATTCCTGAATTAACAGTTGTCTTTAATGTCTTAATAGTTTCATAAGGCATTTTAAAGATAGAAATATTTTTACCTGGTTCTTTTACTGCACCACGTCCTCTAGTAAAAGATGATTTGGTAACATCAGCACCTGCACCTAAAGTTACTGCAAAACTTGTATCATTAATAACATAGGCTACTTCATTTGTTTCTGCAAGAGGAGTATTTGTTATATATGTAATTTTATCTCCAATTTTTAATTCATCTGTAAATCTTGTACCAAATCCATTAATTATTTTTCCTGCACCTGCGACAGATAGTGTACCTGTCATACTAACATTATCTCTCACTACATCCGCAACATACCCAGGAGAACCTGTCATACTAATTGTTTTAATATCAGAAGAACCATAAACTATTGCCGCTTTACGTCCTAAAACATCTGCTTGTAAAGTTGCTGTATTACTTGAAGTTCCACCTGTAATTATTTCACCTGGTGTAAATGAACCTTGTACATTTGAAGCTATTACAATTCCGTGTGTTGATGTTCCACCTGCACCTGGAGTTGTACAATTAACAGGAGTTGTTCCATCTTCTTTGTATAAATTATAATCAACAGTATTAACTACTCTAACTGTAAATACTCCACCAGTAGTTACAACTGAATCAATTGCCCAAGAACTTCCAACACCTGCAATAGTAACTTGTTGTCCATCTAAAAAATTATGGGGACTTGCGTGTTGAACTACGCAAGGATTTGCTTGAGTTATACTATTAATTGTTGCCGTTTCTGTTGTTGATATTGATTGAACAACACCAGTTGCACCAGAAGTGCCACCTGTTACAGTTTCACCAGTTGTAAAAGCTTGAGCTGTTAATATATTTAAGTGAGTATACGTTTCTACATCAAATAGATAATGTTTAAAAATAGAACTTGTTAAACCACCACTTGAAACAATATTATTTACAGCAGTACCAGATGAGTATTCAAATCCTCTTGACTTTGCTCTTCCTATTTGAGTAATACTTGAACCTGCTGCTGTATTAACTACACCTCTAACAGCAGTTGCCGTACTATATAAGTCAAGACTTTTATATGATTCTATATCACCTGTTACAAAACCAATATCTGGTGTACCATAAACGTTAGTTACGTTTAAGTAATTACCTAAATCAAATCTAGTTTTAAAGTTTGGTTCTGTATCAAACTCTCTTGCTTTATCTACATCAACAAAAGTTGTTCCTAATTTTTCTATTTCATAACCTTTAACATATGCTTTTCCTGGAGCTAAACCTATTGCAAGTTTAGATGAATCACCACCTGCACCTGAAGCGTAAATACCTCTATTATTTCCTGATAGTAAATGTTCTCTTATATCTAATTCAAAACCTTTAATAATATAATCTCCTGACTCGTCATATGTTCTACGAGCAAAAGTATCTTCTAATACTCCATATTCTGTATTTCTAACTCTATTCTGTAAAATACCTTTTGATAGTCTTAATAATTCTATGAAATTTTTATCATCTGTAGCTGCTAAAGTTTTCTTTTGAAGTGTTAAATCAATTTTAAATCTATGAGCACCAGGAGCATTTTGATTTGATGTTCCTTGAGCATTATCATTTAAACTTCCATCTTCATTTGGAGTTACAAAAGATTCTGTAACTAATAAACCAACTCTATATGAAGGTGTGTTTGTATATTTGTCTAGTACTACTGTTTGTTGTAAAACTTCAACGTGATATCCATTAATATAATAAACTCCTTTTTGTACTTCAGCAGCGCAACCTTTATGTGTTGAAGCAACAGTCGCTGTAGCAGCCAAAGAATTAATTGTACAATCTAAAATTTCTGTATCAGAAAAGGAAGTTGATGTATTATCTGTTCCAGTTTTTGAATATTTTACAAATAATGTATCTGGATCAGTTCCATCAGCTACAGATACACCTATAACTTTTGCAACAAGACCTGAAGTTGCACCTGTTACTTCTAATCCATTATAATCTGCTAAAGTTGAGTTTGATTTTGCTGAAAGTTTTACTGAAGTGTAATTTAAGTCGTACCCGATTTCTCCAGGTATAACCATAGCACCTTTTTCAAATAGATGGTCACTAACCCTTTCTACTTGGTTTTGTAATTGCGTCTGTGATTGTGTTAACTCTCTCGCCTGTACAGCAAATGCTGGTCTGAAAAGAACTCTATGAAATTTTTTATTTTCATTAAAGTCATCATAATAGGGCGATAAGTTAAAATCTGTTGGACTTGGCATTTAACTCCCCTAAAATTCTATAATCAATTTGATATTTTCGGTTTGGTCAGCAGCTCTAGTGATTGGCGCTCTATTTTCTACATAAACTATTTCACCTGAACCGTGGTCAATTTCCGAACTAGAATATCCGTTTGAAAATGTTTGACTATTAACTGTACCTGTTGTCGTAGCAGGTGTTAAAGTTGCGTTTGTATCTGCACCAGTAATAATATTTGTGCCACTAAATGCTGTCTGATTACCGTTAGTATCTACTCCCTCATCATTGTGTCTTGGTTGAATATAATATAATATTTTATTTGTTGGATCCCACTCTACAACTTTTCCAACTGCACCTGTGCTTGCTTGTGAAATTTTTTCGTCAACTGAAAATGTTAAATTACTGGACGCACCAACAACGGCACTTGTTGCTCTCAATGTAGCAGCAGAAGCAGCAGTACCACCTGATTTCGGGTCTCTTATTAAACTTACTTTTCTAAAATCATTTGCAACAGTTACGTCACCTGAATTAGCTGATTCTGTTCCTTCTAAACTTGTATTCAACATAACAAAAAATCCACCTAACTCTTGTACTGCATTAAATCCGTGTCCACCTTTTGGTTCAATCATACAATCTAATTCTGTACTAATTAATGCACCACCACCAGCAGCATTTATATCTGCAAGTTTAATATATGCGTAAGTGTATCCTGTTCCTGGAGTAGTTACGGTTACCGCTGTAACTGCACCTGAAGCAATGGTTACTGAACAAACTCCACTTGATCCATCTCCTCGTATTGGAACACTTGCGTGTGTTCCATCTGTACCAGCAGAACCCGCTGTTTTAATTTTAATTACATTGATTGCACCATCTACAGCAGCAGCATTAACTGTTCCATTTGTACCAACTGCCATAAAATCTACTGATAAAAATTCTGCTTGTTGAGCAGCAGTTAAAGTGTAAATATATTTCCACTTGTATCCATCAGCAGTTGCTAATATTGTTGTTGATGTTCCTGTAGGTTCTACAGTTGAAGTACCACCGCTATTATTATCTAAACATTTGTAAACATTTCTAGCAGCACTTAATACATAAAAAGTTGCGTCATATAAAGTAACAGCACCACTATTTGAAGTTTGTGCTGTTGTTGTTCCAGTAATGTATTCTCCATAATCGTGTCTGTAATAATCATATACAGTAGCAGTCGTCCAATTTCTTCTAGGAATTACAAATCCAGCATTTGTACTTGCTACTTTTTTACAAGCAAGCATATCATCATATGTAAAATTTTGTGTATTTTCGTTATCTGCAGGAGTCACAGGTAATGCGTCTGTTCCTTCATTATTTGTTCTTCCATCTCCTCTTGTAGAAGTCCCAAATGGTTGAGGTCTTCCTATACCTAAATAGAAAGTATTTCCTGACGCTTCAGTAAACGCTTCTTGGAATTGTTCCGAGTTGTGTATTCTGAATTTATTTGTTATAATTGCTGGCATTCTTATTTCCTTTATCTATATTTATACAAGTTTTCTAATTAGTAATTAATTCCTATTCCGTGGAGTTGTGTTTCTTTAGTAGTATCTGTCTGGTTCGCCCAAACAGCTTTGTAAATAACTCCTGTGCCACTTGTACAAGTTGTTTCTCCTAAACGGACTTGTTTAACACCAGTACTATAGACTGGAGTAATAGTATCATAACTTACCGCTTCAGTCCAATTTGAACCATTATCACAACTGAAATATATCTTTAAATCCGTTCCGATAACTCCTGTTCCAATACCATCTTTATAAAGCATTGTTCCAGCTACTTTTGTTTTAGCTACATCTACTGTATTAGCTGATTGAATTAATGTTCCTGTAGCTGTTGATGTTGTACGTTCTTGTGGAGTAAAAGTTGTTCCATTAGGATACCTACAATTATTTGATATTCTCATTTCATCTAAATAACCGTTAAGAACACCATAAGAGTCAGTATAAGCTCTTTTACTTATCCATACTTGACCACCTAAAGCACCAGTCATTAAATGACCACCAGAAGAAGTTGGTACAGAAGCAGAACCATCTTGTACACCATCTTTATAAAATCTTATTGTACCTCCATCTCTAACTACTGCCATATGATACCATTGACCTGTTGACATAGCAGTACCAGATTCAAAAGCAAAATCATCTGCTGTTGTTGTACTATTTCTATGATAAACATTAAATTTTTGTTTCATTCCTGCATTAGGACTAATACCCCAATGCCAAGCACCACCAATATCGGTAGCATCTGTTTTTGCTTGGTTGAATATATCATATCCGTGTGTGCCTGTATTGACGTTCATATATATCCAAGTTTCCATAGTCCAATCACCTGTTCCCCAAATCCAATCATCACTATCAGGCATTGATAAAGAGTCATCTGAACCATCAAAGAAAGCAGAAGCACTTCCAAATTTTTTCTCTCCTGTATTTGTAGTAGGTTGATTACGTCTAGTTATTGTTCTATTGTGTGAAGAACTATCTGTAAATACTGTTCCAGCATTAGCTCCATTATAATGTAATAATGCTAAAGTATTAGCATCGCTTACCCATTCGTCAACAGTTGTTATAGCAGTTGTTATATGACCACTAACTCTATCTACATCTGTTTGTGTTCCTAGATTTGTGTCATCTGAAAACGTATCTATAAAAGTATTAGGCAAATTGAAAGCAGCAGACGATTCGTTTGTTGCTTCTCTTAAAGCCAAAGCTGTTACATCATCTTTAACTGGTTGCACACTTGCACCTAAAGTTAAAGGTGTGCCATCTGCATTTACATTGTTAGCTCTATTTCTTGTTCTAATTCCCATTTTATGATCCTAAATATCTTATTACTATTTCTGCACTAGTGGCAGGTGCTGTTATGAAAGTTAATGTTGTTCCAGCATATGTATAATCGTCTGTTGGTACTAAACAAATACCATTTACAAATACTAAAATATTATCTACAGTTCTACTACCAAGAATTGTAAATCCTGTTGTTGAACCATCACCTACGTGTGATTTATCTGTTGTGAAAGGTGTAGCTGAAGCGGCAGCTGTTGGTTCAAATTTTGTAGTTGAAGAATTCCAAGCCAATACTTGTCCATCAGTAATTCCTGTCATACTTACATTTGAAATATCATCAGCACTAGAATTTTCTGTTAACATTTCAACCCAACCTGAAGTAGTTGCTATATAAGGTTTAAGTGTATCTTCTGCTAAAGCAGGTGTACCTGAATAAGTAGTTGAATTAGGAAAGGCTGCTAAGTTTGCGTGATTAAATCTTATTGCTGAATTTTGTCCACTAACTGTTATATAAGCAGAACCTATTAGTGATAAACCATTTACTGTTGAAGCAGTTGATCCTAATGAAATTGCTGTAGAACCAATAGTAACTGAATCATTTGCTAAATTAGCATTTGAAATTCCAGCAGTACCACTTAATTCTGAATTTGTAAGTCCTCCAGCTGTTAGTGTAACAGTATCACCACTTACAACTGTTGTTATACCAGTACCACCAGATATTTTAAAAACATCTCCTTGTGCTATGGAAGAAGTTGTTGATGTATCATCTGCAATATTGAATAAAGAACCTGTAATTACAGGAGTTAAAATAGTTTTATTTGTAAGGGTTTGAAAACCTGATAATGATACTACATCACCTGTTGGTGTGTTAATAACTGGACTGTCTAAAGTTTTATTTGTTAAAGTTTGTGTTGCAATTTCTGAAACTAAAGTTGAATTACCGCCTTTTGGTAATAACATTGTGTTAGTTTGACCCGAACTATGAGGTTGTGCTGTTATAGTCTGTCCGTGTGTATTAGCATCACAATTTAGTGTAATTTTTGCGTCTTGGGAAGAACCATCACCTCTAATTACTAAATTAGCAGTAACAGGTTCTAACTCCATATCACCAGAATCGTTTATCAATTTACCACCAAGAGTAGCAGTAGTTAAAGTTTTACTTGTAAGAACTTCTACACCAGAAAGTGTCGCAAAATCATCACCTGACAAAGCAGTATTAAATTGTGCTGTAGTACCTGTAATGGTATTAGTTGCTAAATCAATTGATTTATTTGTTAATGTATCTGTTGATGTTTCTGTAAGAACTGTAGCGTCAATATCAAAAGTTAAAGTATTACCAACTAAAGTAGTATCAATACCAGTACCACCTGCTAAATTAAGTAATCTATTCTGGTCTATAGTAGTACCGTCACCTAGAGCAGTATAAATTTCATTAAAGTTATCATTTATAATACCACCACCAACACGTAGGTTACTACCTGTTCCGTCATTAGCTGCTGATCCTATATCTATTGATTTTTTTGCCATTTCTTCCTTAAATTACTTTACTATTTATAATCATTTACGGTGTTGTATCATCAAAAGTTGGTCCTGTTTGAGAGAAGTTAGTTACTGTATTACTAAACTCATTATTACTATAAGTTAAGAATGAAGGAAACGCAAGAGCCATTTTAACTTTCTGTCCTTCAGGATGAGAAGACATTAGGAATACTCCACCTTGACCATCTAAACTAGTTCTTGTTCCAAATATTTTTAAATTATTTAATTGTTCAAACGTATGTCCTGTACCACCAATTGAAGTATTAAATATAGTATTTGCATACTTATTAAGTGTTCCCCATTTTGGTCCAGCATATGCGTAACCAGCTTTAACAAATTGACCACCTATTGTTGCCCTTTTTCTACTCAAATAATCTATTGTTAATCCAGGTCTTGTTAAAGTTAAATCTCTTTGATTTGCTTCAAAATGTTCATTTGTATTATGGTCTAAATCAATAGCTCCTGGTTCAAGAGGTTTTGCTCTTAAAGATGTTCCATCATCTATCGTTCCTAATCTTCTACCAAATATCACCGAGAATAAAGTATTAAGAATTGCAATTAATGGTATTTCAACTTCTGTTCTACCAGAAACAGCACCAACTAATGGTAGTGTTCCTCTAACATCTAGTTGTGAAGTAATATCTACTTGACCTGTAAAATAGAATCCTGCTGTATGCATTGTCTTTTTAAATGCGTCCCGCCATACTGCAATAGAACTAGCAACTTTTAATACATAAGAAAAATCTTGATAGTATCTACTATCTTGTACTTTCATTGTTACTTCAGAAAGTTTACCATCTTCATTAATAAATTTACCATCTGTATCTGAAACTGAAACTACATTGACATTTGCTGTTGCAACATCAATTTTAGCAATAGTTCCTGACCCACCTGAATCTGCTGATAATAATTGACCTTCTGTAAATGCACCTGTAATACTTTTAATTCTTAATACATTTGTAGAAGTGTTATATGAAACAATTGTTCCTTGTCCACCTGAAACTGTACAAGATTGCCCTACTGTAAATAGACCAGTAGCACCTGTTAATACACAACTGTTATAAAATTCTAATACTGGAGGACTAGGAGCGTCTTGATATTTTTTTCCTAACTCAATTGTTTTTAATGCAATAATTCTTCCAATTTCATCACCCCACGCCTTTACACTTCCAGTTGAACCGCCTGATGATGTTATAGTTACGCCAGGTAAAGAAGTATATCCTGTTCCATTATAAATTAAAAATATCTTTTCAATTGTTCCTGTGCCTGTTCCTAATTCTTGCATAATACTATTACCAAAATATGGGTCTGCTGCCATAGTACCATCTTCTAAAACTATTTGGTCAGAATCTTCACCTGCAATACCACCATTAATAACTCTTACAAATCCAGCAGCATCCCTTCCACCTGTTCCAGTATTATCAAATACTAATTTATCACCGACTTCATAATTTATTCCTTTATTATTAATTACAATATCTGTTATTCCACCAGAACCAACTTCATCAATATTAAATATAGCACCAACTCCACCTGCAATAACTTTAATTGTATCAGTAGTTTCATTTAATGCACCATCATTTGTAAGTGATTTTGTTCCTGGTATTCCTGTTATAGTTGCTTTAATATACCAATCGTCTTCATCTGAAGCAGAACCTTGTAGTTGTTCTCCAATTTGAAATGTGCCTTGAATAGAATCACTATTTAAAATAAATTCTGTAACTGTATCTGCACCTATTTGAAAATTGGTAACATTTTCAACAACTGCATAGGCACCACTATTTGCACCTGTAATTGTTCTTCCAACTAATTGTGCTGTATCGCCAATATCAGCAATAGCTCTTAAAACTTTTAATGTATCATACTTACCATCTGATATTCTTAATATTTGTTCTCTTGGATAAAAGGTTTGTGATTCTTCATTGAATAATATTCTAAAAAATATTTCGTGTCCTCTATTCGTTCCTTTTGAACGATAAAGTGATTTAACATTTTTTATAAGACTTCTTTTGTCAACTTGATTTGCTAATGTATCTGGTAGTGTTGCAAGAAACTCATCTCTAAAATTTGATAAGAAATTACTAATTACATTATCTGGATCTCTAAAGTTAACTAGGTCAGCAATATTATTTACTGGATTGGGTTTATAATTATTTATTGTTGCATAAGCATTTGAACTACCACCTACAATTATTTCACCTGTTATAAATTTACTATTAGCACTTATGAATAAACGTTTAGTATCTAAATCTTCTGTTAATACAACAGCAGTTGCACCAGAAGTTTGTCCTGTAATTGTTTCACCTCTTTCAAATTTTCCATATTCAGTACCAGAGTAAATTTCAAAAATAAGTTTATCACCTGCGTCAAGTGATGTTCTTGCACTACCTAAAGCACTTGCATTTAAAACTAAATTATTTGCTTGGTCTGTTTCTGTTTCTAATAAGATACCTTCTGTAGATTTAACAGAAGTTACTGATAACTCAGCGGACTCTAGTAATTGGTAATAGACTTTAAGAAATTCAGCAAACTTTGGATGTTCAGTAACTACGAATTCAGGTAGTTGACCAGAAAGTATTGTAGAAATCTTATCATTAAATTTTGCCATTTGTCATTAATAACTGGAAGTAGTTGTGTATCCCACACCTGCCTCAGCACTTCCTCCTACAAAACTATCAGCAGTAACCGTTATAGTTGAATTTGCAATATCCATTTCAACAATTTGGTCTCTAACTGGAACAACATCATTAGAACTTGGTGTTACTGTTAATTCAACTACTGTTGAAGTTGTGCCTCTAATATTTGATATACTAGCAATGTTTAATGAATTAATTATTATTGCACCTGTGCCATAATCAATAGTACCTTGTGTTGAATTTAAATAAGATTTTACTCCACTTGACAAATAATATAATCTTACATTACCTGCGCCATCATCATCAAAAAAGCATTCGTTATCATTACCATCAATTTTAAATCCAGATGAACTTAATATTCCACCTGTACTTGCCATATGTCCAGAGTGTGGATTATATAATGCATTTCTAAAATAGATACTATATTTTGAAGATGTTAAAAGTATAGGTTGGAAAGATTTTCTTATTTTAACAGTTGTGATGTTTGATAAAATACTATCATCTGTATTATCAATCAAACCTGTAACTTTTGAAAATCTAAATACTGAATCAAACTTTTGTAAAGTAGAAGTATTATAAGCTAGTAACTTATCAATAACATCTGCCTTTATAGTATCAGCAGTTTTTGCTGTTGCCTTTGCGTCATACTTAACATTTGAAGTAATTAATACAGAAGTTGCTTCTGGATCTTTTATAATTGGTCTTACTGAAGCAACGTTATAAGGTTTTAATTGAGTTACTATATCTGCTTTTGATGTATCTGATAATACTGTTCCTGATTTTGCTTTAATTGAAATATTTACAACACCGTAAGTTGGAGTTTCATCATCTTCTCCACCCCAAGCACTTACTGATAATGCATTTGGATAAATTGATTTAACTATAGTTTCATAATCAGTTGCTGTAACTGCTCTATCTTGAGCACCATATTGTAAAGGTGCATTAAATTTTATTGACTCATTTGATTCTCCAATTGCACCACCTGAAGAATTTGATTCAGTTGTTATAGTTACGTTTGTAAATCCACCAACATTTCCTGATAAATTAAATTTTGAAGCACCGTTTGAATTTATTGTATTAGTTACAATATATTCCATTATTACAATATTACCATCTTCTAATTTTCTACCTGTTACACCATCACCAAAATAAATTTCATACTTATTACTTACACCTTCTTGTATAAAATATACTTTTGAAATACTTGATACATCATTATAACCACCCGCTACTGTATAAACCTTTTGTGCTGTATCTGTTCCACTAGTTTGAACAATAACTTTTAAAGTTGAAGTATCTGCTAAAACACTAGGTATAACAAATTTCTGGTCAGTATCATTTGTGTCATATGTATATTTAAATGTAACCAATGTTCCTTCATAAAGAGGCACATTTTCAAATTTATAAACTCCATTTACTGGTGAAATTGTTATATCTTCATTAGTCACGTATTGATAATCAACTGTATCAACTGTAGTTGTGAAAACTGTTCCCTTCTGCATTGTAACAGACGAACCTGTTGCGCCATTAACAACAACATCAATAGACGCTCTTGGTGCTCTAGGAGATGTAGGAGTATATCCTAACATCTTTGCTAATGAAACAATATTTTTTCTAATATCAGCACTATCCAAATACATTTCATTAGTTGACATATTAGCAATGTATGACAAGTAGTGAGTGTTATATGATAGTACATCTAATAGAATAGATAAACTAGACCCTTCAAAATCATAGTCTTGAAATTGAGTTTGACTTTGTAAAAATGTTTTTAAATTTGCTTTAATTAAATCAAAATCTAATTCTGATATTTGTAATTTATGTTGTGACATCTTATTATACTCGTTCTACTTTTATTTTTTTATTGAAAGAAGGAAATGTAATGCTTGGATCCATATGATGTTCTTTTCGTGGTCTTGTTTTATCACCATAACCTACACCCATTAACAAAAATACATCTTCACCTAATATACTTTTAACTTTATCTCCATCAAAACACTGGCAACAACCTGATTCATATCCTAAAAGATTAGCAGTAAGAGTTAAATATCCAGCAGCAATTCCAATTGCACGATTTTCATCCGTCTTTCCGTCTTCAGAATTTCTTTCTTCTTCTATGCCAAGTTCATTCTCTTTATCCGTTCTGGCTTCCATATTATCATCTCTATCTTTTGCAAAAACAAATAATGTATTTGCTAATACTTGAGGATTAGTAATTGTTAAATAATTACCATCTTTGTCCTTTTGCAAACGATATGTAAAACCATCTGTAGCATTATGTATTGCTTCAATCTTATTACGGTCTTGTGTATATAGAACTTTATAAAATACACGGTTTTGTTTAGATGAACATTGTGTCACCGCCTGTTCCATCGTTTTAATATCTTTATCTGGAATTTGTTTAGATAAATCCCAATTCCTATTACATTGCTGTGATTTTGCAATTGTTCTTTCTAAAAATTTATTATATTCACTCATAATCTTCTTATCTTAACCTTTGTAAACTTATTGCTGTTTCTTGTGGTTCTGGTACACCTATAATATTAAAATATATGGTTACATCTAATCTATTCTCATCAGCATTACCACTAACTCTTGCACCTTTTTCAAAATCATCTCCATTTATCATAATACCAGTTAACTCAATTCTAGGTTCATTATTAATTAAACACTCTTCTATTTTTCTTTTTAAATAGACATTCAATACTGGAGAATAATTTTCAAAAAGCAATCCCCTTACACCACAACCTAATTCTGGATGGAAAGGTCTTTCATAGAAATTTGTTTGTATTAAATTTTTAACAGACCTCTTTATTGCTATTGCGTCTTCAACCACATTAACGTCATTAGTAACTGGATTTCTACCAAAGTCTAAATCTATATCTTTAAATTTCCTAGATGTTCTAGTACTAGTACTTTTAACGTGTTTTGTATAATCATCTAAAAATGCTGAATTGCTTTGTGCCATAACTGTAATATTTATACAGTTTAACCCGCTCTTACAGTAGTAGAACCTTTAATTAATTGTCCTGCGTCTGCGCTATCACCAATTCGTGATACAGGTAATCCTACAACTCTAACTGTAGAACTTCCTACATTAACCATCATCACGTGTGCTGGACAAAAAGGTGGTGGTGGTGCTGGGTGTACTACAGTTTTATCTGTTTTTCTTGCTATAACAATATTATTTGCTCTTACAGTAGATTGTGTTGGAGTATCTAACGTAGTTACTCCAGCACAAGTGTGTCCTGTTGTTAATTGGTCGCCTTTTCTACTGATACCTGGCATTGCTTTATGCTAATATCCAAATTAGAACTACTAATATTAAAACGTATACTGGAACTTTAGTTTCAGTTAACCATTTTTTTGCGTCTTTTAAATATTCTATCATTTTACCTCTATTTTACCTCCAGCAGACTCAATATCTGCCTTAATTTTATCTGCCTCATCTTTTGCTTGGTCTTCGGCAATAATTGAAGGACAACCTTCTACAAAATTCTTTGCTTCAAGTAGTCCCATATCTTTAAAAGCTCTAATTGCTTTAATTACACTAATTTTTTTATCAGGATCAAAACCTGTTAGTGTAATTTTGAATAAAGATTCTTCTTTTACTTCTTCAACTGGTGCAGGTGTACTCATTATAGCATTTAAATCTAAACCCCAAGTCTTTTCTAGTTTTTTTGCTAATTCACCCGCTTCAATAACTGTTAATTTACCCAATTGTTCTACTAACGTATCAATATTACTCATAATTTACTTTCCTATCTTGTCTTTTCTACCTATAGGTAGTTTTTGCCACTTTGTCATTTCAACACCTTTCTTACTTATCCATTCCATAAAGATTAATGGCACTTTTACTTTATTTTGGAAAGATTTAACTGCCTTTTTCCAACTCGTAGCAGTTATTTCTTGATTTATTTCTTTATTATCTGTAAACTTAAACTTTTTTTCTTTTGACATTCTGTTTATTCCTTTTCGCACTACATTTTTTATCATCACATCTACAATATTTACAGATTTCCAATTTTCTTGCTTCCATCATTTCGTACTTTGGCTTTCCGCAATGGGATTCTCTCCCACAATTGTTGCAATAAGTCATAATATAGTATTTATACTAAAAATCGCAAAGGTAAACTGCTTCCCGATTCGGAAATTTGTCTATGTCATAGGAAAATCTGCAATTATGAACGTTTCCACAAGAAACTAGAACAAAAAGCGAACACACAACTAAAAAAACCTTGATTTTTCTCATTTTTTTTGAATTTTTCCCTTGACTTTCCTAAATTTTTAGTGTATATTTAACGTATAAGTTGAAAAGGAGAACATTATGAAAAAACTACTTGAATATTTAACTATCATTTTATCAATAGTAGGTACTTTCTGTTTAATCGGTGCTGTCGGCGCAATTGACGGCGGTTATAACGGAGTTCCAATGAACGATAATTGGTTTTTATGTGGTACTTTGTCATTGTTAGGAATTGCTATGTTTATTTTAGCATTATACTCGCAAACGTTGTATTCTGAACAAGACTAACCACTAGATTTTAATAAATAGCCTATCTCTATTCCTAGCTCACTTGCTTTATCAATAGTTTTAGATGATTTTGAATAGAATCTATCTTTACCATCTGGTGAAAATAGTTCTGCTTCAAGATTAATCGTATTACCATCAATATTTGCAAATACACCTATCGCTGTATCACAATCTCCTTCTATAATCTTAAGCACATTTCTTTCAGCTTTAACACAATTGTGTGTTGCTGTATGATTAACACATTCTAATAACTCAATTATCTCTTCATCATCATTTCTACATTGTAAGGCAATAACACCTTGTCCTGCACACGGTATCATTTCACTAGTAGAAAACGTTTGAGAAATCTTGTTCTCTAAACCTAATGATTGAATTCCTGCATAAGACAAAATAATAGCGTCAAATAAACCATCATTTAGTTTTTTAATTCGTGTATCAACGTTTCCTCTTATCAACTTACATATAAGGTCTTTTCTTATATTCTTTAATTGGAATTCTCTTCTAAATGAAGAAGTACCTATAATTGAATTTGGAGCTAAATCTTTTAAGTGTTTATTATCTCTACTAATTAAAATTTCTCTTGGATCGTTTCTTTCTAAAAAACAATTAGTTAATAAACCTTCTGTTTCTTCCGTTGGCATATCTTTTAATGCGTGAACGGCTATATCTATTTTTTTATCTAATAATTCAACTTCTATCATCTTGGAAAAGAGACCTTTACCTCCAGCTTCAGAAAGTCTTACATCTTTAAGTTGGTCACCTTTGGTTTCAATTTCTTTGATAAGTATTTCTTTGTTTAATACTGCTTTAGCTTTTTCAGCATAGATACGTGCTAATTTACTTCCTCTTGATCCTATTGTGAGCGACATAATCGTCTTGCACCATAAGTTATCATATAACAAGCACCTGCTCTTTTGAATATGTGATATGTTTCTTCTAAACTACCAGGCGCACCAATACCTAACCATTCTCCAGATGTTTGATATACACCTACAGGTTTCTTTGTAATATTTCTTATTGGTTCAATTAAGTCTAAACTTGTCATACCAGGTTTTACCATTAATTCATCTGCGCCATCATCTGAATATTTTATAGACCTTATAATTGCCTTATGTCTATCGCTAACATCTAATTGATAGGGTCTATGAATACCTTTTGGTATCTTCATTACATCACGCCAACCTCTATAAAATGTTGAACGAAATTTTGTACTATAACTCATTACAGGTATCTGACCATTATTAATTGATTTAATATTCTTAACTGTATTGTCTTGACAATCACTTGGCGCTACTGTAGCACCTGACGCTGTGTAAATATCTACAGCTGATTGTAGTAATAGGTCATCTGTTTTTTCTTGGTCTCCTGTTACACAACAATGTCCGTCTTGCGTGTAAGAACATAAACATACATCAACATTTAATTTTATAGGTAACGTTGAAAGACTAGCGGCAGTTAAACAAACTTCCTCAAAGTTAAATAACTTTAATTCAGGTATGTAAAATAAAAGAAATTCTTTTACTCCTAAATCAATATCTTTCTTAACACGTTCTTTAACTTCTTTTGCATTAAAGATTTTATTATCTTCTCCTAGTCCAGTTTCTCTTGTAGTATTACTGGCGAATATCGGTTGTATTAATCTCATTTTGCTGACTTTGCTAACCATTGATGGTTTCTTTTATACATTAATGCTGTTCGTTGTTGGTCTTCTTTTGGTGGAACTAATTTAAATTTAGATATACCCATTTTCTCATACATAGGTAAATCAAAATAAAATTCACTCCAATTTATATCATCATTATAAAAAGAACGTTCCATACCTAAATGAATTAAACTACACATAAACTTTCTCTTTTCTTCACGATTGATTTTAGAAGTTGTACCATAACAAACTTTACTAGGACAATTATAAGAACACTCTATGTTCATAAACAATCTTAACAAATCTTTTCTTTTAATACTTTCTATAAACTTTAAATCATCATTACAATGAATAGGTAAAACAATCGTATCATATAATCCAGTTGCAACTTTCTTTTCATAATGTTCATTGTCTGTAATATCTTGTATACAACTTGCTTCTATTTTATAATCAGGAAAATCATTTCTAATATATTCAGCCAACTTATCAGTTGCTGTAATAACTGCATTTCCTTTTCTATGATATTCTTTTAAAAACGGTTTACTTTCTTTATACTTATCATCTGTTATAAATTTATTCTGTAAAGTAAGTTTAAGACCAATACCCTTATCATAAATCCATTCAATATCTTTCTCAAACATTTCTGGAGTTTCTGCAGGACGTCCACCGTATAAAGGACAATGTTCTTCCGTTTGTCCAAAAACAGAATCTATATCATCATAGCCAAATGAAAAATTAGAATGTTCTTCTGCGTGGCGTATATGACTATCTAAAAATGCTTTGATATGTACGTCCCATTGTTTTCTTGCTGAACAAGATATTACTCTTCCCATATCGCACCTGGTGGCATAGACATTAATATTGCTTCAGGATTTCCTCCACTTCTCAATCCAAACTTTGTTCCTCTATCATACATTAAATTAAATTCAACGTATCGTCCACGTTTTAATAGTTGTGTATACTTATCTTGCTTCGTATATTTTAAATTCATCTTTGGTGTTATAATCTCTTTAAGTAATTGACAAAAGGTTCTACCAACATCTTTAACAAATTCAAAATGTTTCTTACCATATTTGTAATCAAAGAAGATACCACCTACACCTCTTGTTTCTTCTCTATGGGGTAAATAAAAATACTCATCACACCATTTCTTATATGTTTTGTAATAAAGTTTATTATGTCTATCACATAATTGTTTTAATCTGTAATGCCATAAATTTCTTTCTACATCATCTTTCAAACACGGTGTCATATCTGTACCACCACCAAACCAACTTTTTTCTGTTTCAATATATCTTGTATTAAAATGTATTGCAGGTACTTTAGGATTCTTTGGATGTAATACTACTGATACTCCTGTTGACCAGAAGTTTCTACTATGTTTTGTACCAGGGATTTCTTTTGCGAAGTCTTTTGGAAACTTACCTACAACATTACTAAAGGTGACACCTCCCTTTTCAATCACGTCACCTTTAATTGTTTTAAAGTTACCAAATTTCCATTTGTTATCTTTAAATTTTGCTTTAGTTTCTAACTCTTCAATAGTCTGACAAATTGATTTTTGCAATTCAATAAACCATTGCAACGCTTCTTGTTTCATTACTTTATTTCAGCGGCTATTCTTGAAGCAAAGCTACTTTCTTCTTTTTTTAATTTTACTTCTTCAAGTGTCTTTGATACATCTTTAGGATGATTAAAGTATAAATTGCCTGATACACTTATTCTTGTTCCTTTTGTTTTAAAAGGAATTACTTGATGTCTTAATTGTGCTGGAAATATCCACATCCCACCCATTTGAGGATTATAACCATATGAGTGTTCTGCCCAAGTTGGATTAGCTTGTTCACCATAATGAAACGTAATACCACCTGGACCAAAACTCTTGCCTTTATAATTTTTTCTTTCTTCTGTTAAGTCTGGCGTATTTAAAAAGATAACCCAAGATAACATTCCTTCGTGTGTATGTTCAGGATTAGCTTCGTTCTCTTTCATATAATTAATCCATAAGTTCATAAGTGTGAATTTTGTTGAAAATCGGTCTTCTGTAAAAGGTTGTCCAATATAGTTCGCTGACGCTTTAACATACTCATTAATGTATCGTTGAAACTCTTTTATAAACCATTTTTTATCTTCTAAACCAAAACCTCGTTGGTCTTCTATTATCCCTGCTAAGTTTTCATTGACTGAACCTGGTATTAGTTTTTGTCCTCTTTCAGTAAGTCCTTCTAATAACTCTTGATGAGCATAATACATTGCCACATAAGGACCAAAATTTAAATTGCCACCCTTTTGTTCTTCTTCAACAATTAGCGTATCCTCTTTATGTTTACGGTGATTTAAAAAATGTGGATTAAATTTATCGTTATTATCTGTCATATCCAATAATCATATTCATTTGGTTTAGGTTTGTATCCGTCATTATCAAAATGTTTATCTGCCCATATTGAAAAACATAAGACAATCATTGCAAATCCAATTATCAACCAAAGACCCTTTCCTTCTTCCCAATTTGTTAATAAGTACCATAGTACTTGTAGTCCATTCATTTCATCATACATAGTTATTCTTTCCTTATTTTATCCATTTTTTGTAAAACTGCTTCTTGTTGTCTTTCATTATAAAACCTTTTATGTTCTTCTTCTGTAATCGTTGCTTTTCGTCCATCACGTACTATTATCTTTAGTTCTGTATCTGTTAAATATATTACTGGTGAGATATAATATATGCCTTGATAACTATAAGGTTTGTTAACATCTGGATCCATAACATAATCATATTTAGTTTCTTTTTTCGGTATCGTATCATAATGCACTCCTTTATCTATATTCCAACAATGATGTATAATCGGTGTTGCATTAATACTTTCATTATAATTATCAACCAACCAACCTGTAATAAACTTCGTACCAAAGTTTTTTGCTTCTACAACGGACATAGTAATACACTCACGTCTTTGATAATTACTATTCGGTCTATGTTCAACCTTTTCTATGTATTGTGCGTTAGGTCTGTACTTTAGAAATTGTTGTGTTGCGTTTTTCATACTGTAGTTTATCTTTCAATGCGAGTTTCAGTTTCTTCAAGTCTTTTAAATCTCTCCAAGAATCAGATGACCTATCGTTGTTTCTTACCTCTTCTTGTAGTCTTGTTTTTCTTTTTAAGTCTTTGTGATTTGCTTTTAATTCCGCCATATATTGTCCTTTCGTCTATATCGTGTAGTCGTGGATTATATCCTTTCGGCCAATTCAGATTGAGTGTTAAAGTAGAATCATCTTGACATACTATTCTTATTTGGTGTCCTGTGGGTGTTGAGTTATCCCAATAACGTTCATAGTTATTTAAGTTAATGACTTGATGTTTTTTCTTTTTTGATTTTTTCTTGACTGAATCAAACATACCCGAGTTGGGTGTGTTGTTTGCGATATCATCTAAAAATTTGGAATCTTTAGGACTTGCGTTAAAGTCATACGTAGCAGGATAGATACCTGCGTCTTCTTCTTGCGCTATTTTTTGTGCAAAGGTCTCCATAATATTTTTGTTCATACATAATCTCCTATAATACTATTTATAACGCCACGCCCACCCTCTCAAACTTGCAAGATTCTAAAAAAATTTCAGACTTGACATTACCAGCCAAACCTGATAAACTCTTATAAATATAACTTTAGAATGGAAGTGCCTTCTAAAAACAAAATCATCATAGAATCAAGCCATCATAGTCACACCTTTGCTGACGTAGACTTTATCGTTTACTGCCAGAAAGCCTTATATAGTAGACAACCATTTCGTGTAAGAATTGTAGATTGGGAACCAGAGTATTGCATTGCCTATATTAAAACATTAAGACAACACGATAGATGGAAACCACTCACTATAACTTATACACGTAGAGGTCACTATATCTATTTGTGGAATAAGAGTTATGTAAAAGGAAAGAGATATTGAGAAATTTCGGCGTTTTGGTCTTTAAGCACTCAAAGCATTCTTGCAGACACTACACGTCTATATATGCTTTATAGATTTCCAAGAATAATAGCCATTGTAATGAATAATAACATTAATAAGTAAACACTAATCATCCCAAGGAAAAACCTCATCTAATTTATTTCTTGCACGTAGGACTACTTTACGTCCTGGCTTTGTATATTCAATTGCTTTGACTTGTTCTTTAGGTTCGCCTTCCCATTCAAATCTGTAATCCTCATTTTCTGGTATCCAAGTCGGTGCAGGTGTTTCGTATGCCTCTTGTGGAAGTTTAGTCCAGATACTATCAAAGAGTTCTTGCTCGGACATCATACCCATTTGATTATACACTTTACCGTGCATTACTTTGGACATCAACCGAAGATTCTCTTAATTGAATTCTATCTAACGTTGAAAGTCCCAATACTCTTTTAAGTCG